TTGTAGTGCAAGGCGCCGCTCAGATAGAAAATCTCGATCTACTAGATGTGGACGAGTCTACGCTAGTGGCAGCGCGCCATATTCGCGAAAACGATCAAATGCACACGAAGGAGAAGAACCAATTGATCTCGGAGTTGATCGCGACTTACAAACAGAAACAGAGGAGGATGGGGACGAAAGGTTCCCCCTCACGAGGAAAGAAAGGCGGAAGCGATCACGAAGACTCAGACGGGAGCTCAAGCGACAGCTCGGGCCCGGAGCATGGTGATCCGCCAAAATCAAAACCTCGTCCAACTACGGACAGTGTGTTGAAACATGATTGGACTTACATGAAGAAGGATGAAGTTACCGAGCAGAAGACCATGAAGAAAATGGCTGACCCGGAGGCTTCTCTAACCAAACGTGAGTTCCTCATGTGGACAGCACGACTTTTGATATTCGTCGGCCTCGCGGTCGGCGCGTACTATTTGTATGTCTATGTGTGGACTGAAACACGTCTTAAGCAGCATGATAAGCGCTTCAAGGTGAAGAAACCGAAGAAGAAGTCCGGAAGGGCAAAAAAAGAGTCGGTGGAGCCTGAGGCAGCCGTGGCTGTTTCGACGACAATAATGGATAATACTGAGTTTAAAGAATATCTTGCTCAGCAAACAGAAATACACCAACAGCAAGTTCAGTTGATGTCTGACCAAAATCAAGCATTTTTGGATATGATGTCAGCTTTCCCGACTGCTGTTGATGAAGGGAAAGATTCCCGAGGGAAAACGAAGAAAGGCCGAGGAAAGTGGCATGGAAAAGGTAATCGTACTGACGGAGCCAAGCGCAGGAAGATGACACAAGAAGAGTATGACGAGTGGAAAAAACGTCGTCGTGAAACTTTTAAGGACTTGGAGATGGCGTCTCCGGACACAGGGCGCGATGCCCAGTTGTCCTGGGCTGATGATGCCGAGATGTTGGAAACCGCAGGACGCAAAGCGTACAAGAGTATGAAGCGTGATGGTTTCTTTACTGACTTTGATCCCCAGTCCTTGAGAGTTTTGTCATCCGTTAAGCCTGGTAAATTCGACAAAGACGAGGAAGACCGAGAGTTTGCCCTTAGACCGAGGGTCAAGCGAGTGACTTTTGAATCAGCCAGCAAAAGCGACGATGAGCAAAACATCGAAGCCGCGAAAAGAGCTGTGCAAAAGGTTCAGGAGGCGCCCGCTCCCCCAGCAAAGCCTAAGGAAAAGCGAACCCGAGGCAAAAAGACCACGTTAACGGTCAAAGGCGAAGAGCCGACAGAAAAAGGAAAAGAGAAGGTGCAGGAAGCAGGACCTATTGTTCCCCGTGCCATCGACTTCACACAACCTTGTAAAAGGAAGAATTGTGACGGTACGTATTTGAAACCTTTCATAAACAAGGAGGGTATACCCGCAGGAAAGCGAGTTAAATGTGCGTACCAGCACGCGCAGAAAGAGTCGGTGGTTCCGGGGTCACCTGTGACGCCCAAAACTGTCAAACCTGACAAACATATGACTTTGAGTATTAGGAAGAAAGACCAATGGGAGAAGAACGCTAATGCGTTCCTCCTATGCTCTCGCATTGTAACTGCCAATCACGGACATATTCCGGGTGAAAACTCGTTGTTGAACTGTAGAATTAGCGGTGAAGCTGCGGAGGCATTTGTGAAGTTCACACAATATAAAGATGTGGACGTTGCATATGGCCAAAAAATTCCCAATTTAGGTCAGAGTTACAAACCCGCCATGGCACAAATTGGCGAGGAGTGTTGGGTTGTGGGATACAACTTGGATTCGGGCACACCGGACCAGTTGCAAATGTCCCATGGACATGTTGAGTCGTTGCAGGATCCGTATTCTGCTTTCGTTGGCGCTTTATGCCACACTTGCTCAACGAGCCCCTCCATGAGTGGTTCTCCTGTCATAAACAATCAAGGACACGTAATTGGTGTCCATTTGGCAGGAAACGATTCTGGTGCCCCCCGAAATGCCTTTTTGGCATTCACCGCTCAAATGTTGGTGGATTTTGGGGCGCCTGGGTCGAAGAACACCCCTTGAGGAGTCTCTTCCCGGCACAGCGGCTTGGATCCCCGCTGCTGTGCTGGAAACACATCAGGACCTGGACCTACCTCTACAGGCGTCATGAATTCTCAGAGAATGAGAGCGCCGTGTTTAAAGATGCGTTGGTTTGGTCCCTGATGCCGGGGTCAGCTCCCGGTGATACCCATGGGATTGTCCAGCCCACCGAGGCCAATGTAGGAAAAGCATTGGCTTCGGGTGACAGGGCTGAAGAATTTCCCTGGGGTCACCCGGATTTGAAGCTCGTACGTGAATTTGTGCGAGAACACTTCAGATGGATGGAAGAGACGGGGTTTCCCGTCTTGCCCATTGATCTTGTCACAGTAGACCCGTCGACAGGATCAGGGTTCCCTTTCTCAGAGAAGAAGAGAGCCGCCATCATTAAGTACAATGCGTACCTTCGGTGGTACTGTACTACGGGAAATCGTGATCGCCCACCTCCAGTGTGGACCGACAACCCTAAGGTCGAATATTTGGCAATGGAGTTGATCAAGGCATTGAAAATCAGGATATTTAGAAATCCTCCCTTGGACTACTTGTTGCTGGAGAAGCGATACTTTGAGGCGATGGACGATGCACTTTTGACCTTTTCACGAAGGACATGGAGTGCGTTGGGCTTCGTCAAAGAGAAGGGTGGTTGGCACAAAATGATACTGGAATTGATGTGGCGACACCACAAGATAGGATTGCTCCGACACTACTTCAGGTGGGACGTCGGAAAGTGGGATAAGTCATATGGGCCGTCATTAGATGAAGAAGCCGAAACTGTTCGCAGATTTTGGTTTAATAGGCCATTGACCTCAGACGAGATTGTAGATCTTGAGTTTCTGATGGAACAGTGTGGATATGCCATAGAAATCCTCCCCAGTGGGGAGGTCGTGGTTACTGCGCTTTCGCAAAAATCGGGACGCCTCAAGACATCCACCAATAACACTATCGCGCACATTTTCATCTTGGCGTTTCATTACGTCAAGGTGTGTCGGCGCCTAAATCTGGAGCCGTCGGTAGAGCATATGGAAAACGTTTTGACCGCTTTCATTTACTCCGACGACATTCAGGGCGCCACGGATGATCCGCGGTTTGTAGAGGAGGGTGACGTGAGGCATACCCTAGCGATGTTCGGAATGGAACTCAAGGAATATGTCTGCTCAACGGACCCAATAAGCATACACTTTTTGGGGGCAAAGAATGTGTGGTGGAAGACCCACTGGGTGCCGATGTACGATGCCGAAAGGATGAAGTTCGCCTTATATTATGTAGGGGGGCGTTTGTCTGATAGGGAACGTACGTCGCGTATCACTGGGCTTGCACACAATTTAGCCTTTGATGAGGAGGGTGCTGAC